CTTTGATCGTCGTATTGACTAAGAGCGCCGACTTCACTTTTAGATTGAAATACCTGTACACCAATTTCTTCAGGAGTGACGTAAACAAAATCGTTGACTCCGTTTGCTGAGGTTTTTAATTCAAGGAATATTAATTTGTCTACAGCATTTACTTCTTGATTTACTATCTCGTCGAATATTTCTGGATCGTCAACTACACCGTCGTCGTCACTGTCAAAAAACGATACCTGAATTTTCTTGCTGTCTATATAACCTTGCGTGTCTCGGTATTCTTCTACAATTTCCCAGTCAAATGTTCTGTTAAACGCTTCAAGGCTGTCTGGTTTTGGATTTATGCTCAAAACTGAAATAGTGTCTTTAACAGTTTTTCCTGTTTTGTTATTGAAAATCTTATCAGAACTATCATAATAGAATCTTATTTCTCTATCACTTTCAAAAACATATCTTAGCGCACGATAGGTTACTGTGTATCTTTCTCCGTCTGTCTCAAACAGTAAAAGCCAACTAGCATCAAGATTTTCGCCAGTTGTGTCTCCTGTTTTCCCTGTTGAAAATTCCTGTGCAGTGTTTAGATTATTTTGAGTAACTATTCTCCACTCTCCGTCGTTTTGAGAATAGCGAAGACCAAATGTTCTAAAAGAAAAAATCTGATCGATCGTCTGAGCTTCGACTTCCTGTGTTAGAGATGTAGGAAGTGCTGTTCGAATTTCAACTAGTTTTGCTTCTGATGGTACAATATCGTTTAACACAATTGGACCGATCCCGTCGTCGTTTAATTCGGTTCCGTCGTCTCGAATGCTTACTACTTTTGCCCAGATATAGTTCCTTGCGCCAGGGTGATTAGCCTCGCCTGCCATTAAAGTTCCATCTGGCATAAAATGAAAACCTTCCGGAGGTTCAAATTTTAACAAACTGTTTAGTTTTACAAACTTCATGTTAGAATCGGTAAATGAAGATACCTTGACTCTTACACTGTTTCTGTTTTCAAAGTATCCAGTAGACTGATTTGTGTCGCTAGTGCTTTGGTACCATTCACTGCCTAGATCCTCTACTAGAAGTTTGGGGAATTGATCAAGATAATAGTTTTTTAATTTGTTGTCAGAAAGTATAGGCTCAACAGTGTTAATAATCTCACCTTCGATGTCTGTGAGATTTTCAAATACAAAACCGTCTTTGGGATTAATAAAATCTTTGTAAACAACTCCGTCTGTGCCAAATAGATTTGTATTAGAATACTTGCCTGTGGCATCTATAAGATCAAAGAATCGAGATATTCCACTTGATGTTCGATTAACCGATTTAACTTTTACGATTTCTTGACTTATACCCAGAGGTGCTACTTGATAATCTTCACCTGTGATCATTCTATTTTGGGTGTAAAAAGTCGAAGGAGCATTTGTTTTTATGCTTTCGTTAGTTTCACTTGTACTTGCATTGTCTACTGTTGCTTTCAATCCTAAAGTAATAGAAATAGTTTCTCTAGATCCTCTTCTAGAAACATAAGGAATAGAAATTACAATAGATCTCATATTGTCAGGATTAATTACTATTCTCTGATTGCCCGATGTTCTATAATATACTCGGAATGCTCCTTGAGGAAGATTGCCAAAAACACCGTCGGCAAAAATAAGATTGATTCTGTCTTCTATTCTTGTAAGCACAGAATATACGTTTCTTTCTCTGCGATCAAGACTGTTATAGATTACGTTGTTACCTTCTACTGCGTCCACCTGCGTCCATAATTCCGTTTCATTACCTGTGCTGTCTAGAGAATACAACCATACATCTGAATTATTGATATTTTTTGCATCAATAGAAACTGTTTGATTTGTACTAGGATTGGTAACTTCAAAATTACCGAAGTCTAGTGATCCCTGCCTAAAATGACAGAAGTAACCTGTATTTGAACTGGCAGGTCCTTGACCATCATCTCTAAAAAGAAATGCAAGGTTATTTCCAGGCAGAGGGGGTTCTTCTACTATATCCTGGTCTGTAATATCCGTTGAAGTTACTTCGAAATTAAGAGTTCTACCATCCACCGTTTTAGTGTAGGAATAAACAGGCAACTGATTAGAAGTTCCATTTAGTCGGTACTGCTGAGTAGGCACGCCGTTTATTGTTTCTGCCTTTTCAGGGTTGCCTACTTTGCCGTTTTGAGGCAAAGCAGCATTAAGCACTCGCTGAAACTGTTCTCTCCAGTTTGTGTTAGCAGGGTCATTCCAAGAAATAGTCTGCCCTGCGAGATTCAAATTATTAGAATCTCTTATTGTCTCTGTCGTAGACACTGCGTCAATTTTTAGCAAGCCGTTTGATGCTTGATTTCTTTTGGGGTTGTAACTTAACAGTCTAGCAAGTCTTAGTACGCTTTCTCGTCTTTCTGCTAGTTCAATATAGTTCTCTCTTGCATTAAGATCAATTCTAAACGCAATATTTTGGCCTAGGAATGCAATCATATCTATAAGAGCAAGATATTCAGAAGATTCAATGTAATCGTTAAAATCTTCTGGGTAGTTTTCTCTCAGATAATTGATCATTGTTCGTCGTAGATTATCAAAATCATACGACTGAAATTCTGCGTTTCTAAAAGACTGATAGACTCTTTTCCAATCTTCGGATACAAGCAGCCTATTTTGTCTATCTGTTGATGACATTCGCTATTTCCTCTAGTAGAGTATTTATTTTAAATAGAAAACTGCGCAGTTAATTATATCAGACCGGCGTCTTGATCAAATTTAAAGCGCAGTGATTCTGAAATGCTGTATGGCAGGTATGTAAGAGTGCATTCAACTTGAATACCTTTGTCAAATCTATCTACAGTTATATTTTCTACATTTACTCTAGGGTCATAGTTTATAATTGTAGATACATTTTTAACAATAAGGTCACGCAGTGAATCTGTAAGTTGTTCAAACAAAACGTCCCAAATTATAGTTCCAAACGTAGGATCGCTTAACTTTTCTCCCTGACGAATATGAAAATGATTTATAATATCCTGTTTTATTAAAGCAATGTCGTATAGTACAAAACTAGGATTGTCCGGATTTACTGTGGATATACCGCGATATGCTCTGCTTTCTGGAATTGCATCTGGTTTTTTGTTAGACTTTATTGTGATGTCTTTGTAGATATTTTTTTCTAAGGAGCTCATAGCGATATTTACCTAGAATTTACCTGCCTCTTCTAAAGGTATCAGCTGTAAACTTATATTCGCCTTCGTTAGGCGGAAAGGGAGTTATTCCCTGGCCGCGACGTTCTTCAAGTTTTTTAATATCGGTTTCTACTGGTGTAAAATTTAACGGTGAGAGATTTTCATGTGAGAGCCACGGTTCTTTAGAAGGAACACGCCGCATGATTGTGTCTGTTTCTCCTTGAGACACAGTCCACGTCTGTAAAGCAGTTGCTTTTTCGGCTTCGGTTGCTTCAGGACCGTTCATTTTGATCTTACCGCCGGTGCTTTCAATGTGATCTTGAGCAGTCTTTATTTCTGTATTGGCGTTAGATGTAAAAATATTGTTGCCTTCAGTTGAAATATCTAATTGGCCGCTTGTTGTAATTTTACTGTCTTTACCAACTACAAGTTGAAAGTTTTCGTTTTCTGCTTCGAATGTAATATTTTTCTTTGCTTTTACATTAAAATCGCGATCTGCTTGAAAATTGATATCACGATCTGCTTTGAAATTAAAATCCTGTCCTGTTCGTACTGATATAGAATCTTGAGAATAGATATCTATCTTGCCATTAGAAGTAAGTTCTACCCACGCTGTGCCTTTGGAGTTTCCTATGTAAATTAGGTCTTCTGAATTATGCATTAGAATTTGGTGGCCGGTCCGTGTTTTCAGACGCAGCATTTCATTGTGAGGAATTGTTTTATCGCCGCCTGTTTCGTTTTGATTTAGATCTACATAGTCAGAGGGCGATTCAGAAGCGGGTCCTTTTCGTAAAAAAGTAGCATCTCCGTCATCAAACACAAGCGAACTACCGCCCAGCCTATTATGATACACTCTTAGATTATCTTGAACTCTGCCATAATTTACTGTTGGTGCATTTTCTCTTTTGTCGTAAGGTCCAGGAGTTGAAATTCCGAAGACACTAGACGGTAATTCTCTACGAGCACTTGAACTAGTTAAGCCGCGAGTTTCGTCTTTGTCTAGTCCTTGTGTTTGCAGTGTTTCTAAAGCATCTGAAAATACAGGTTTTATGAATTTTGTTGTGTCCTTGACCGCTCCGGCTTGCGCAATTTTTTTGTTGTATTCCCCTACTGGCAATTTGTCTTCGGTAGACGAAGAATTATAGGTAGTAGCAGGATTTACTGCTGGTACCATTATATTCATGCCTTGTTCGGGGATACATCCAATCCAAAATCCTTCGCCGCCTTCTGCGAATATCACAAGAACCTTGCTGCCTATGTCAGGCGGCACAAACCACATACCATAGGATTTTTGACTGTATTGGTCGCCTTCTTGATTGCTTACACCAGCATAAGGGGTGGCTCCGTAAAACGGAGATAGATAATTTACAGTGTAAAATTCTCCAGCATTGTTAGGATCATTTGCATTTTGTTTTTTTGAAAGAATCTGTACTTTCAGTCTACCCATATAGGTAGAATCAAGATGGCTTTCTACTATGGCCACATAAGGTCCCGGGTGCCAGGTCCTTGATAAAGCATCTGACGAACTTCTTTTATATTCGCCAGTATACCGTGTGCTTGAATCATCTATTGACATAAATTGCTATCCTGGTTCTTGTGGGAAGCTTGGTCTATTAGCCGGCGCAGGTGCAACAGTGCCTGCGGCTAGGATATCAAGAAGATTAAGAGTTTTATCGACATCTGCTTCTGGAAACAGTCGCTCAACACGTTCTCTTCTTGTTTCTTGATTAGGTATTCTGACCAAACTTAGATTTTGTGTAAATTTGTTTGCTTGAAAATAATTTACAACAATATTAACTCTATATATTCCGCTAAACTGGGCTACTGGCTCAGATCCTGCTGTAGGGAATTGCATGCTACCTTCCTCTCCAAGATCAATAGGTGTTCTAAAGTTGAGATTAATAAACGGTTCGTTAAATCTATAATCTATTGTTCTGTTTTCGGTCACAAATTGAGATTCTTGTCCCGGAGAATAATTTCCTATACCGCCGTCCGCAATATAATAAGGATCTCCCCAAATCTCCATGTCTGCTGTTATTAAGTCTACTCCGTTTACTAGTATATCGTTAAACAATCGAGCAATAGCAGTTTCGGTTTGTTCTTCGGCGCCGGTGCCGCCTCTTATTCCACTTGAAAGCACAGTTTCTTCAGTAGGCCCTTGTAGACTAGGTTGTGGATTGTCCGATTCGTCTGGAGTACCATAAATTGATCTTGGTTGTGTGGCTTCTCTACTAGCAGCAGCAGTTCTACTATCCTGAGAAAACTGTCCTAGTTCTGTTCTAAGGGCTTGGTAAAACGCAGTATTAAAAGTGATATCAAAATTTATAATATCGTCGTTAAGTCCTGAATAGATATAGTTGTAGTCTTTAGGAATGAATCTTTTTATTTCGCTTGTGCCCTGCGGTGAATAAGAAGGATTAGAAAATCTAGATTCGTGTACTAGATATTCAATAACTTTGTAAACATAAATTTTTGGAGCTCGGTTTCTTTTTGTTTCTGCTGCGGTATTAGACTTTTCGTATACTTCTGATTCTATTCTAAACCATTTTTTATATCCTTGTTCGTCTGGTTCACTGATTGCAAACTGACGCCCATACTCACTTAACAATATAATTTCTTCTACAATATCTTGGATGCGCATATATTTAGGAAAATTTATTGTTCGTAGGTCTGACGATAATTCAATATTTCCTCTTCTAAATATTAGGTTTCCGTCGTCGTCTTCGTCCTGTACTACTTCAGATCGTGCAAATGACTGACTTCCTACATCGAATGCGTCCTTTACAATTTTTGCCGAGCCGATATTATTTAGAACGCCTTCTTCTTCAAGACTCTTTAGTGTATCAGGATCGATAGATTCTGTACCAGTTGATACATTTACTGCATTAGATTCGTTTGACCGAGTTGCTCCGCTATTGTCTTCTGTAACTTCTTCACTAGGCAGTGTTTCATCTTCTTTTCTAGGAAACAGTATTCTGTATTCGTCGATGATTCCTTCTTGGCCGCGTTCTTCGCTGTCCTCTGCTAAAGTGCGCTCGTTTTGATTAAGAACATAGGACAAACTTTCGTTGCCATCTCCGCCTCTCGCAAGAAAGTCTGCTACAGTTTCCCCTTTGAGATCAAGGTCTGATTTAACAAGCTGTACCTCGTCTGCAAATCCCTGTTCGTTCCATGCTACTCCAGTTACTCTGTATACGCTACCTCCTGCATTTACGTTAAAATCGACACCATTCAATTTGAATGGAAAATATCGTGTAGTGTTAGGAAGCTGGATTGCATTTCCTTGATCGTCGTATCCGATAAAGTCAATTTTCAAAACATAAGCAGCTTCGGTGTAGCTTTGTTTGCCAGGGTCTGCTTCTATGACAGATGCTGCAAGGGTTTGCAGAAAAACTCCCATTGAATAAGGCTCTTGCACTTCAAAATTGATTATATTGGCATTTGTTTGTTTTGTAGCACTGGTTACTGCTGTGGTTGATTGTATTTCTACATTGTCTATAAAATATTCTGTTGTAATTCCAAGATTTCTTTCATATTCTGTGCGTACCTGTTGAT